GCAATTTACTATGTTTTGTAGACCATAAGACTCAATCCCGTGATTCAAGTTTATATCACTATACACCACAGTTTAAGACTTACGCGCTAGTTACGGGTTATGAATATGGCATAATAAACTACTTTGGAATGCAAGAAGATAAAACAAATGGTTTACTTAAAGCTAATAAATTATTTAGGCGTGACTTGATTCACTTTAATAAAAACTTAATTGAAGAATGGCGAATTAAACTAATTCAAGTCTTTTACCAGGTACGTAATGCCCTAAATGGAAATTCTGAATTAAGTATGCTATACCTTAGGAATGACTCCTCTTGTGCTGGAGCTTTCAATTCTAATCCATGTAGTTTTGTAGATTTATGTGAAGAACCTAACTTTGAAATTAAACAAAGAGTCAAAGAATTTAAGTTTACAAAAGGTGAAAAATGGACCCCGTGGTAAAAAAAATAAAAAATATTAAAATGGGACCATCTATAAAGAATATTAAAATGGGGCCATCTATAAAAACAATAAAATCTGGCCCATCGGAATCTACAACTAAATATGACATCTGTGCTAATTGTGGACACTATTATTTCTTACACTTAAGCAATTTTAAAGACGAGTGCGACGCTTGTGATTCACCTGAAATTAAAATGGAAAATAAGTGTCTAGGTTTTAAGTTTAAAATCTAAAAAGTTTAAAAGTTATGTCGAAAACACTAGAAAAGTTTATTCACTTTACACACGAATATGAACGTTCCAAATCTAATAAAGAAATTTATAGATGCTTACATCCAAAATGCACGCATTACAAAAAACGCGAATTTCTAATAGGTAAAGAAGCCATATGCCATAAGTGTAAAAATGTCTTTATCTTAACTTTAATTCAACTAAAGAACAAAACTCCGGTATGTGAATATTGTACAAAGTCACCTAAAGCTCAGGAATTAAAAAGAGCTAGAGTTTTAGTTGAAGGAGATTTAAATTTAAGTATTTTAAATCAAGCTAAAGAAGAATTAAAAAAAGAAAACAAAGAAGAATTTAAGAACGAATTAGCTGAAGAAATTAAAGCCATCTTACTGGATAATTTAAATTAAAATAAAATTTAAAATTATGAAAAATGCAAATTTTGGACCAGGTCATTGTCAAGAAGAACCTGATAAATTTAATTGGATAGACGAAACCACAGGTCTAGACTGTATGATAGTACGTAATATAGAATTAGGTAATTTATGTGGTTATGTTGGAGTCCCTTTAAACTCCAAATTAGCCAATATAGACTATAATGATTTAGATATAGATATTCATGGAGGCTTAACATATTCTAATAAATGTCAAGGCTTAATTTGCCATGATAGCACTAAAGAAGTTTATTGGTTTGGTTTTGACTGTGCACATTATAATGACTTAATACCTAAATTTCTTGAATATACTACACATAATAAAAGTTACTTTAGTTTATTTAATAATTCTACATATAGAGACTTTAATTATGTTAAAACACAAGTAATATATTTAGCACAACAATTAAAGGCATTATTATGAATTTAACTGACATTCCAAAAGAAACAAGACTTTTTGCCTTATTTATAGGACGTAGTGGCTCAGGTAAAACAATAGCCGCAGCGTCCCTCCCTAAGCCATTACAGGAATTAGATTTTGATATACGTGCAAATGGCTTAATTAATGCCGTAAATCAAGGCTGGTTAGATGACAAAGACATAGATATAAAACAATTTGACCCACTAAAAGGCTGGCTACAAGTTCAAAATCACTTGGAAATACTTTATAATTTATATATTTCAAAACAGTTTAATTATAAGTCTATTGATATTGGTTCTTTAACTAGTTTATCTAGATTATTAGAATTAACTTCATTAAATACTAAAGATAAAGGTATAGGACATCTTAATTTAGCCGGTTTAACTATGACAGGCTATCAAGACTACAGATTTGAAACACAAGCTTTTCATAGAATAATAGACTATATAAGAATATTTCCATGTAATATAACAATTTCAGGGCATATAATAGATAAATACGGCAAAAAAGCCGGTGCAAAAGAAGCAGATCCATCTACAATTATTGGTGAAAAATTAACGCTTTCAGCTAATATTGCTGAAAATATATTAGCATGTTTTAATGATGTCTATAGATTTAGTAAAGAGATAATAGGTACTGAAGATAAGTACTTTATTGAATTCAATACTGAAATTGCTAAAAATCGCTTCGGAATTGCTCCAGGCAAATTCGACATAACTCAGAAATCTTTTTGGAACTTCTGCCAGGAATTAGTCGCTTCAATTAAAAACGAAACTTTTAAACCACCAACACAACAAAACCAAAATTCAGGAGGCGGCTTCGCCATTTAAAAACCATGCAAAAGACTTTTAAAATTACTATTGAATTTAATTCTAAAACAACAGAATATTCTTGTGAAATGCTTAAAGAGGATTTAGAATACACCTTTGAAGATATGACTATAATTAAAATTGAGGAACTTTAATTATACAAAAAACATTTAAAATCACACTTGAAGACTTTAGCCAGGATAATGAAGCTTTCGATACAGATTCAATTAAAGAGTATTTAGAAGATTTTCTACTTGATGGAGGCTTAAAGATCATAGAAATAAAGGAAGTTTAAAAAATGCTTATATATATTTCAGCCCCTTTGACTAAAGGAAATAGAAATTTTAACCTAAGACGTGCTATCGATGCAGCAGATATAATAGCTATTAGAGGACATACAGTATTTGTACCTCATTTATTTGAATTATGGGAATTAATTCATACCCATAATTATGAATTTTGGATAAATCAATGCTTTTCTTTTGTAAATGTATGTGAAATAATAGTTAGACTTAGTGGCGATTCAGAAGATTCAGATAAAGAAGTAGCCTTAGCAAAAGAAAAAGGTAAAATAATTTTTGGTACTTCTAGTCTAGATGGTTTAAAAGAATTTATGAACTCATCATACTGGAATATCATTTAAATTTATGAAATATCAAATAATTTTAAGTTCATTTAACATCATCCCAGATAATGAATTTAAGAAATATATTATTGAAACTTTAAAAGATGGTGGCTTCACAATTCTTGAAGCGCGCTCACTAGAAGGCATAAAAGAAGAACTTTGGAATTTAAAAGAAACTGAACATGAAACAACAGAAACTAAGTTTATAGAGATTAAAGAACTCTTTAAGTTAGATTAAAAATAAACCAATTAACATAACAAACCCAACAAAACAAAAGAAAAGAGCTAAATTAAAATGTCACTTCAAATTCACATCACAAAAGAACAAATTGAAGCCGAATTAAAACGAAATCAGCCATTAACCCCTGGATGGTATGAATTCGAGCTTACTGACGTAAACGTAATGCAGAGTAAAGACAAAAATAGCGTAAATTACGTAGTTCGTCATACGCTAGTTAAAGACCCTTATCGTTACATAGATCATTACTTTAATTCACAGCCATTTGGTCAAACTTTTATGGTTAGATTATTTGCAGCTTTAAATAACGTAACCATAGCAGACTATTTGGCTAAACTGGGAAGTGAATTTGATCTAAACTTTGAAAATATTAAAGGCAAGAAAGTTATGGGTAAAGTAATCCATAACTTAGGGACTGACAAGAACGCTGGCAAAATCTTTAATAACATAGAAGACTGGGCAGCAATTGGGTCAATACCCTTCTAATTTAATAGGGGCTTAAAAGGCCCCTTCTTAAATAAAAATTAAATTATAATGTCAACTGAAGTTAAAGCAGAATTAAAAGTTAATGGACATGGAAATTCAAATGCAGATATTTTCTTTATAGGGGGTTTTCCAGGAAAAGCAGATTTATTAAGTGGTTTTGCGCTTACAGGCTATAATGAAATTACTTTAAATAATTTTTTATATCCATTAAGATTAAACCTTAAAAACTGTTATAGAACTCTCTTTATAAAGGAAAAGCTTGAATATTCAGGAAATAATCCTAAAAAACTACGTGAAGCAATTGCTAAAGTAGATTATCAGAATTATTTAGAAATATTATTCAAGGAGATTAAAGATGTTAGTCCTAATATTTTGGTTCCTCTTGACGATGTTAGTCTTGGTGCCGTGTTTCCGCATATATCAAATTTACATAAACCCAGGGGACGAAGTCATTGGATTTACTGTTATCGCGGTAGCGTATTACCTTTGCGTTCTGACTTTAGCTTACTTCAATTTCAAGAAGAATCTCAAAATCCAAAGAAACAAATTAAAGTTATCCCAACGCTAAGCCCTTTTATGCTTGAAGTAGATTACACAGCAAGAAGCTATGTAAGCTTAGATTTTAAGCGTATCAAAGATTTAGCTATTTCAACACAAGAATTTAAAGAACCTGGTTTATGCTGGGTCGCGCATACAGCGCGCGAATTCGAAATATTTCTAGACCGTAATCTAGCTAATAACCCTAATCGCGTTACTTTTGATATTGAAACATATGGAGGCTTACTCACTTGCATAAGTTTCTGTTTTGATGGTTACGAATCATGTACAGTTCCTTTATTAGATAGTTCAATATCTAAAGATGAACTAGTTATACTTTGGTCTTTAGTGGCTAAAGTATTAAGTAATCCTAATATCGAAAAAAACAATCAAAACATAAAATATGACTGGATCATTTTGGAAAGATTTGGCTTTAAAATTAACAATGTGGTTAGTGATACAATGCTTAAGGGTGCATTGTTATACCCTGAGCTTCCAAAAGGACTCGACTTTTATACTTCCATATATACCTCGTTATCTTACTATAAAGATGAGGGGAAAGAGTTTAATCCTAGGTTACATTCAAGAGATAGACTTTATTTGTATTGTGCTAAGGACTCATTAGCCGCCCATATAATAGCTGCAAAGCAGGATAAAGAGTTAATTGAAAATAATTTAAAAGATTTATATGATAACGAAATTAGTCCAAGTATTTTAATTTATAAAAATATAGATGAAACAGGGATATTAATAGA